AGTAAGAAACATTTTAGTTCATAGAGGTTTTATTGAAGAAAAGGAATTGGATGCAGATATAAGTCCAGAAAGTCAGCAGGCAGCAAAATAAAATAATCATGGTAGGGGATTTTATGGACAGATTAAAAATAACTAATACTTTTTGGGAGATATGGTATGGCGAAATGGGGCAAACTGACAAACCTATTTGTGCGAATTGTGGAAAAGAATTAAAAAATGATGATTATATAGATCATTATTATCCAATGTACCAAGACAGAAATTGTTGCAAGGAATGTAAAATTAAAGGCTTATAGCTTATGGTCAAGGAAAATCCGTACTTAGAAAAGAGGTGAGAAGGTGGAACTGCAGGATATAGACTTGAAAGATTTAATAGAAAGAGAAACAGGAGAACATTTTAATAGGCAGGGGTACATTAAGTGCCCTTTCCACAATGAAAAAACACCTTCCCTGGCAGTAAAATTTTATCCAGATATAAACAAGCAGAGGTTTAAATGTTTTGGTTGTGATGCATCAGGTGATGCCATTGACTTCATAATGAAACTTAAAAATATGAAATACAATGAAGCTAGAGAATATTTAGGGCTTACAGTTGAAAAAAGTGACCAGGAACAACAGATTGAAAAAGTAAAAGGATATATAGAATGGCAAATAAAAAAATTCAAATGGAGTGAGAATCTTATAGGATTATTCTCATTCGTGAACGATAAAGGCGAAATTGCATATTTCAAGGCTAAATTTAAGAACGATAAAGGAGAAAAACGACTCTCCTACTATCATATAGAGAACGATAAGGTAATTAATAAGCGTGGCTCCGAGGAACTGCCATATAACCTATACAACGCCATAGAGGGAATTAAAAATGGAAAGACACTAATTATATGTGAAGGTGAAAAAGACGTAAATAATCTCAATTCTACATTGAAATATAGCAATTATGTTGCTACCAGTGTAAAAAATGTAAAAGACTTATCTATGTATGAAGGTGCATATTTATACGTTTGTGGTGATACTGGAGAAGCAGGAGGGAAATACAAGTGGTCCATATATAAAAAGCTGTTTGGTTCAAGTAAATCCTTTAAATTTATAAATCTTCCTGGTATAAAATCTATGGGTGATAATAAGGACGTAACTGATTGGCTGAATGCTGACCACGATAAAAAAGATTTATTAAATGCTTTTGAAAGATCTTTGGACCTTAAATCAGAATTTGAGTTACAGCAAAACAAAGGTGGAATATACAAAATTGCCTATAAAGGAAAAGGCGATGATGCAGTTAAGTATAAAAAATATCTCACTAATTTTAACTTAATTGAAGCTACTAGAATAAGATTTGAAGATGAGGACCAGGAGGGCGTTAAATTAGTTCTAAAATCACCTACTGGTAACATTATAGAGAAAATAGGTTCATCAACAGTTTTTGATGATGTGCGGAGTTTTAGAAACTTTTTAGGAACATTGGATCTGAGTTTTAAAGGTAGAGTTGAAGAATTAGTCGATCTAAAGGATTGGATAAATAAATATTTTGCTCTAGAAGTAGAAGAGATACATCAGGGAGTTAAATTTACAGAGAAAGATGGAGATATTATTTTTATAACCAATGATGGGTCTGTAAGCAACGGAAAGATATTTGCAAGTATAAAGTCTAATGCAAAAGACAATGTAGATATTCTAGACACAGAATCTATAAGCAAAGAAGAATTAAAAGAAATAAAGAAACATATATTCAAATTTGCTACCCCGGATAAAACAATACCTATAATTGGAACCATAATTAATGATTTAGCAGTTTATCAAAATCAGCAGATAAAAAAGAAGCTGCATCATCTTATGATAGTTGGTGAAAGTGGAAGTGGTAAATCGACTATATTAGAAAATGTTATAATTCCCATTTTAAACTACCCTAAAAATGCAAAAGAGGCTATAGGTGCTGCAAGTCCATTCGGAATGATAAAAGGTTTAAGTGTGGGAAACTATCCAAAAATATATGATGAATTTAAACCTTCAAGAATGGATAGATATAAAATATTAAGGATATCAGATATTTTAAGAAATTTATATGATAGAGATACAGTTTCAAGGGGAAACAAATCTTTAAATGTTGAGTATTTTCACTTGAACAGACCAGTAATAATTGCTGGTGAGGAAAGCTATCCTAATCAAGAAAAGGCTTTAATTGAAAGAAGCTGCATAGTTTATTTAGGGAAAAGAGAAAGAACTGAAAAACATACCGCTGCTATGAAGTGGATCATTGAACATGAAGATATTTTGAATAAATTTGGCAGAACTTTAATTGATACTATTTTAAATTTAAAGGTTGAAGAGTATGTAGAAATCAGAAAAAGTATTACTCCACTCATTAAAGGATTAAAAGACAGACCCTCAAATACTGCAATAAATATATGTTGTGGGATTGAGATATTTAATATTTTGCTTGAAAAATATGATATAAATCCAATAACTAATTATGTGGATTATGTTATGACAAACATTAAGACTGAAGTGTTGGAAAATGGTGTTGAGACATATTCATCTGTGGAAAATATGCTTAATTTATATAATGATTTAATTGAAGATGGCCGAGCTTATGAACCTCAAAAAGTAGTTAAATATAGAGGTGATGGATTATTTATAAAAACAAGTGAAATGATAAATCAAATAAATGAGTATATAAATAGGGTTGGGAATATTGATGTTATTCCTTTAGGACTTAGAGATTTTAGAAAGCAGGCAATGAAAGCTGGATACTTAGAGGGAATATCCAATAAAGTATTAAAAGTTGATAACGATAAAACAGCTAGATTCGATACTTATAATAAAAAAATGCTTAGAAAATTGAAAGTCAATTCTATAATTCCACAAGAAATTGAGGATGTTACTGAATTGGAAAATAACATAATTCCATTCAGTTAAAATGTAACCGAAAATGTAACCCTGTTTACAACAGTAAAATCAATGGCTCAGAGCATATTCAAGAAAATTCTGAAATTAAAAATGTAACCTAAGTGTAACCGAGGTAATCCCAGTGTTTTCAAGGCTTTATATAATATAAGTTACAAAGTTACATAAATATAAATATATATGTTCTACGTGAGAGATACACATATGCATTTATTACACTCGCACATAGTTTTCATGAAAGTGTAACTGTGTAACTTTTGCTCTTAGCCTTGTAAAATCAATGCTTAATTGGTTACATAAAAGTGTAACCAAAAGTGTAACTTTATATAAAAATATGCTGTAAGGATATTACAAGGGATTATTTACAAGTAACTTCAAGTTAATAATTCAATTAAATGTAAATAAATTGAGGTGAGTTAAATTGGAAATTAAAGATTTTTATAAAAAGAGAATAAAAGAAATTGAAATAGATATCTCAGATGCTGAAAGTAAGAAAGATTTTAAACAAGTAGCCAAGCTTCAAGTAGAAAAAGCAAAATGGATCAGAAGACTTAAAGAATGCTAGGAGGTAAGATATGGCTGATAAACTTTATAAAATAGTTGAAGGTATGTTATACAACTATAAAACAGTTAAAGCAGAAATTTTAAATATAGATATTGAGATTGAGGATATAAGAAATGAATATAGTGGATGTGGTTCAATAAATTATAGAGAGAGATCATCTCCTACAAATAAGTTTAATAGTTCTGTTGAAAATGAAATAGTATCAAAAGAAAAGAGAATCAAGTATCTTCAAAACAAAAAGGAAGGTAAGCAGAGATTAATAAATAGAATAGATAATGCAATAAATACTCTAACCTTACGGGAGATTGAAATAGTCCACCTTAGATATTTTGATAAGATATCAAATCAGAATGTAGCCAAGAGATTAGATCTAACAGAACAGAGGATTTGTGAGATTAAATCCAGTATTATAAATAAGCTATCCAACACAATCACTTTAAATAATATTTAAATAAATATTCAGATATTATTAAAGTAATTTGAAACTAACGTTAAATCATATGTGTTATTATACTATCATAGGAAATATTTAGAGAGGCACTTAGTTGATTCTAAGTGTCTTATTTTTATATCTGAAAGGAGGAGTTGCATGAGCTTTTATAAATCTACATCATGGAGACATAAGCGTGAGAGAGTACTTAAACGTGATAACTATATATGTCAAGAGTGTACCCGGTATGGCAAGAGTACACCAGCTACTACAGTACATCATATTGAGCCATTGAAGGACAAACCTAAGTTAAGACTTGAAGGTAATAATCTTGTGAGTCTGTGTGACAAATGTCACGAGCGTATGCATAACAGGGATACAAATACATTGACACCTCTTGGTGTTGAATGGGTGAGGAGGAAGAATGGTGGAAGAAGAAAAGAAGGAATATGAAATTAATATTTTATATAAGAATGGTGCAAATGAAAGCATAAGAGTTGAGCTGGATAAGAAGACTTTGGATAATCAATTACAAGTTATAGGGATGTGCTATAAGGAAAATCAACCAGGATTCTTATTGCTTAATGGAATTTTTGTTAAGATTTCAGAGACATGTCAGATTGAAACCAAAGAGATCCCCCCACTCTCAACGCAAAAATAAAAATGGTCCAGGGAACGGTGTAGGGGAAGAACTTCCAATAGAGCAATTTTTTTAGCAAGGGGGTGTTAGAGTGGCAAAGACAAAAAGAGCTATGGAAAATGAAGTTAAAAGAGAAATGAAGAAGCTTGGTACCTATAAAAAAGAATACGATAAAATAATAAAAATTTATGCTGGTATGCTCTGGCAGTATCAAATGTTTGAACAACAATTTGAAGAAAGTGACTACAAGATAACTGAACAGTATACTAATAAAGCAGGAGCAACAAATGAAAGAAAAGTCCCCCTTTACACAGCTATGGAAAGTCTACGAAAAGACATAGCTTCTTACTCTGATAAACTGCAGTTAAATCCTAAAGCTAATAATTCTACTGGTGGTAGTGGAAAGAAACAATCTAAATTAGCAGATGCTTTGAGTGGTATGAAATGAAATATAAAAATTATGATACTGTAATGGAGTATGCTAACAGTATCGTTGAAGGTAGGAAGATAGCTTGTAAAGAGCAGATTCAAGGTTGTCAGAGGTTTCTCAGGGATTTAGAAAATCCAGACTATGAATTTAGTCCTCATGATGCAGAATTTGTTATTGGAATTATTGAAAAAACTTTTGTCCATGCTCAAGGTGAAAAACTAGATGGTACCCCACTTAGAGGCACTCCGTTTTTATTAGAACCATTCCATAAATTCCAGGTGTATAATTTGCTTGGATTTTACCACAAGGGTACTAAGATAAGGCGCTTCAAAGAGGCATTTATTTTTATACCAAGGAAAAATATAAAAACAAGTTTTGCCGCAGCTCTATCCTGGGCTTTGGGACTATTGCAGAGAAAGAGTGGAAGTAAGATCTATATTGTTGCCGCGGCTTTAAAGCAGTCTCTTGAAAGTTTTAATTTTATAAATTTCAATCTTGCCCAGATGGGCGAAAAAGAGAATTTTCGTGTCATAGATAATAACCAGGAGCACAGCATACAAGGTGAATTTGATGATGGCTCCTTGTTTATTCAAGCCTTAGCAGCAAACCCAGACAGACAAGATTCTTTGAATTGTAACGCTGCAATAGCCGACGAGCTACATGCGTACCGTACTCCTAAGCAGTACAACATAATCAAGGAAGCCATGAAAGCCTATACTAATAAGCTGATGATAGGAATAACCACTGCCGGGGATGATATGAATAGTTTTTGCTATCAGAGGCTACAATATTGCAAGAAAATTCTTGATGATACTGTAAAAGATGAAGCTTATTTTGTTTTTATCTGCAAAGCTGATGAAGATACAGATACAGGAGAAATTGATTATACAAATCCTAAAATACATGAAATGGCTAATCCTGCTTATGGAATTTCTATAAGGCCAGAAGATATTATGAATGATGCAATGCAGGCACAGAATGATCCGCAGCAAAGAAAAGATTTCTTCGCAAAATCTTTGAATATATATACAACTTCTATGAAAGCTTATTTTAATATAGATGAATTTAGGAAGTCTGATGGTAAATTTAATTGGACAATAAAGGATTTATTAAAATTACCTATAACATGGTTTGGTGGTGCTGATTTATCTAAACTTTATGATTTAACTGCATCTGCATTGTATGGTACCTATAAAAAAGCTTATAAGGATGAAACTGGAGAATATCATGACGTGGACATAATAATTCCCCATGCTTGGTTCCCTGTAGTGGCAGCCGCAAGAAAAGCAGATGAAGATGGTATTCCACTCTTCGGCTGGAAAGATGATGGCTGGCTTGATATGTGCAATAATCCTACTGTAAATTATGCTGATATTGTTAATTGGTTTATTAAAATGCGTAAAGCAGGATTTAAAATAAAACAGGTTGGTCATGATAGAAAATTCTGTAGAGAGTATTTTATAGGTATGAAGAAAGCAGGGTTTAGAATAATTGACCAGCCACAGTATTTTTATAAAAAAAGTGAAGGATTTAGACATATAGAGGCTAAGGCAAAAGATGGAGATTTGTATTACTTGCACAGTGAAGCTTTTGAGTACTGTGTTCAGAATGTACATGCTATAGAAAAGACTGATGATATGATACAGTATGAAAAAGTAGAACCAACACAGAGGATAGATATTTTTGATGCCTCTGTTTTTGCATGCATAAGGATGCTTGAGAATTTGGAGAAAAAGAGTTCTGCTGAAAAGTGGTTGAAAGGATAGGAGGTAGACTATGGCAATATTTAACTGGGGTAAGAGAAAAAGAACTAGAGCAGAGCCAAAACAAAAAAGAAGTGAAATTGGTTGGCTTTTATCTGATGATGCATATAGTACCTTATGTGTTCCGGGATATACAAGACTTGCAGATAATCCGGAAGTTCAAATTTGTGTTGGAAAAATAGCTGACCTAATATCCTCCATGACAATATATTTAATGCAGAACAAAGAAAATGGAGATGTAAGGATACAAAATGAACTGTCCAGAAAAATTGACATAAATCCATACAGCCTTATGACCAGAAAAACATGGATGTATAATATTGTTTACACAATGCTTTTAAATGGTAAAGGAAACTGTGTTGTATATCCTAAAATGGAAGATGGCTATATTGGTGAGCTTATACCCTTAAAACCTTCTCTTGTGAGTTTTATGGATACAGATACAGGGTATAAGGTTCTTTATAATGGCAAACCTTATAATTATGATGAAGTTCTGCATTTTATTATTAATCCGGACCCAAACAGGCCATGGATAGGGCAAGGCTATAGAGTAGCCTTGAAGGATATAGTTAATAACTTAAAGCAAGCTACAGCTACTAAAAAAAGTTTTATGTCCGATAAGTGGAGGCCTAATATTATTGTTTCTGTAGATGCAGAAACCGAAGAAATCGCAAGTAAAGATGGTAGAGAAAAGGTACTTAATAAGTATATTGATGAAACCGAAGGAGGTAGGCCCTGGATTATCCCGGCGGACTTGATTAAAGTTGATACAGTAAAGCCTCTAAGTCTTAATGATTTAGCTATAAATGATGCCGTAGAAATAGATAAAAAGACAGTAGCAGGGATATTTGGTGTACCTGCTTTTTTTGTTGGCGTTGGTTCTTTTAACAAAGAAGAATACAATGCTTTTATTAATTCAACGATTCTTCCTATGGCTAAAGGGATAGAACAGGTTTTAACAAAAGGGTTACTTTATAGTCCTGACTTGTATTTTAAATTTAACTCCAGGAGCTTATATGCTTATGATATTAAAGAACTTGAGAGTGTAGGGGCAGACCTATATGTTAGAGGTGTGATGCTTGGTAATGAAGTACGTGACTGGCTTGGCATGTCTCCACTTGAGGGTCTTGATGAAAGAGTTATCCTGGAAAACTATATACCGGCAGGTATGATAGGGGAACAAAAGAAATTAAATGGAAATGGTGGTGATAGTGATGGATAAAAATGTCCCACAAACAAGAAGTGTGAATTTTGAAATGTGTAAGTTAAAGACAAGGGCTGAGGGTGACACTGATAAATTTATTGAGGGCTATTTTATAGTTTACAATAGAGAAACAGAATTGTGGCCTGGTTATTTTGAACAGGTAGCGCCGGAAGCATTAAATAATACACTTGGTAATGATATAAGGGCATTAATAAATCATGATACGACTCTTGTGCTTGGTAGAAATAAAGCCAATACTCTTGATCTTAAAAGTGACGGGCATGGACTTTTTGGGAGCGTGAAAATTAATCCGAATGATATTGATGCTATGAACCTGTATGAAAGAGTCAGCCGTGGTGATGTAGACCAATGTTCTTTTGGCTTTAATATTGGTAATGAGGAAGATGATTTCAGAGAGGATGGCACTATTCATACGATTTTAAAAGAGATTGATTTATGGGAGGTTTCAATAGTAACTTTTCCTGCCTATGAGGAAACAGGGGTACAGGCAAGAAAAAAGAATTTTGAACAGCAGAGGGAAAAACAACTTGATGTTAGAAAGAAAAAATTGAAGGAGAGGTTGAAAGATTATGGCAATAAGACAACTGATGTTAAGTAAGAAAATAGAACAGAGAAAAGCAAACTTGACAGAGCTTTTAAAAACAGGTCATGATTTGGATAAAAGGGCTTCTGATTTAGAAAAATCTATAGAGGAAGCTAAGACAGATGAAGAAATTGCAGCAGTAGAAGAAGAAACTGATAAGCTTGACAAAGATAAGGCTGATTTTGATGAAAAGAAAGGAAAACTTGAAGGTGAAATTGCTGACCTTGAGGGAGAACTTGATGAATTGAATAGCAACGAACCTAAAAATAATCCAGAACCAACTCCTATAGGAGGCAAAAGAAGTAAAACTATAGTAAGCAATGAAGGAGGCTTGAAAATGAGGGGTAAATTTTTTAATGGTATGACTAGGGAAAAAGTATCTTCTCTTATTGAAAGAGAAGATGTAAAAGACTTTTTGACAAGAACTAAGGGTTTGATAGGAGAAAAAAGAGCTGTAAGTGGTGCTGATTTAACTATTCCAGAAGTTATGTTAGAACTTTTAAGAGATAATCTTTATAGATACAGCAAATTAATAAGTGTAGTAAATGTAAGACCTCTTACCGGTAGAGCAAGGCAGAATATAGCAGGAACAGTTCCAGAAGGGATATGGACAGAAATGTGTGCATCTCTGAATGAATTGTCTATAAACTTTAATCAGATAGAACTAGAAGGGTATAAGGTTGGTGGATTTATCCCTATCTGTAATTCCATACTTGAGGATAGTGATTTAAGCCTTGCTAATGAAATTATGGATGCACTTGCGCAGGCTATAGGGCTTGCACTTGATAAGGCAATATTATACGGAACAGGCTCAAAAATGCCTCTTGGAATTGCTACTAGATTAGCACAGGCAACAAAGCCTGGGGATTGGGGTGTACATGCGCCAGATTGGATTGATCTT